GAAATATTTTAGTAAGCATGTACCAGATGAAAATATCGGTGGCGGACGTAAACAGAATGATTATAGTAATCCAATTGAGTTGTCTATGATCCGTGAAGAAGATGATGACGAGTTGAGCGCTTGGATTTGGCAAAAGGAAATCATTGATATGTGGTATGAATTAACAGTTGAACCGCAACGAACAATATTGTCTGAACGTTATGGTCGTAAGAAAAGCTGGTTAGCAATTTCATTGATTGTACATGCTGATGAGCGTACATGTAGGGAATGGCGAGATAGATTCAAGCAGGGAGTAGGAGTTTGGTTAAGTGATACACCTGAGAGGGTGCACCGTTTTAATTCCATTAACCACCCGTAACGACTGATATATCAGCCTATAATAGGTATTGTGGAAAGTTGGTTAGTTAGTCACACAGTCGTAAATTGACGCTTTGCTTAATATGCTAAAACAACAACAACTAACCAATGATTCATAGCAAGCGTGGCGGAATAGGTAAACGCTAGTCACAAGTAAAAGCAGTACATTAGCTGAGGCGTGTACGTGACGATACGTAAGTAATGTTAGGTGCGAATCCTAACCGCTTGTATAGTAAGTTAATGTAAATGTACGTAATAGGCAACACCGAGTATGTCCGTCATGAGGACGCCTTAACTAGCTAGGCATTACATACTTACGAAAGTCCACGGTAACTCGTGGCATACCACAAACGAAAGTATGAAGGTGACTGTCTTGCACAACATTATGGCAGGACAGAATACTAGTTATCACTTTAATTATTAGTTGTGGATAAACGATAGAAACTAACATAGTTATCAGTGCAGGGCACGTTACTATCGTTGGCAATAGCAGGTGGTCTTATTTCTTAATTGGAATTATGCAAGGTTCGAATCCTTGGCTATTGCGTAAGACACAAGGTTATCCAATCGGGTAGCCTTTTTATTTTGCACTGAAAAGGAGTAAAGATATGAACTTATACAAGATTAGCCAAGACGTGAATAATGACTGGGATACATTTGATTCCGCTGTTGTGGTTGCTAACAGCGCTGAAGAGGCTAAGAAGATTATTCCATATTTTACAAATCAAAACATTGACACTTTGTCTAATCTCCCATTTTTGGATTTGATATGTGGAGATCATAATAGCACCGATAAGTGGGCGAAACCAGAAGATGTGAAAGTTGAATTAATTGGCGTTGCCGATAATGATTTCTTAGATAGTTTAGACGGACGAACAACGGTTGTTGCTAGTTTCAACGCAGGGTAAAGGGGTATTGATATGAATAAGCTAATTAAATATGCATTGGTATTAACTGTTATTACAGTTTTTCCTGCAGGTGTTATCACATTGTTTGCACATTTTGGTTTAGATGAGTATATGCAAGGTGTGGTAAGTGCAGCGATAGGATATATGGCCATTCAAATGACTGATGAATATTTTAAGGATAAGGAGTACGACCAATGAAAATTATTGTTGTAGTATCGAAACCAAATAAATATGACAGAGACGGAGTTAGATTGATGACACCACGACAGGTGTTGAAAGCCGATGGGTTAAAGATAGACGACTATGTATTGTCATCTGAAGTTCTTCATAATACTAATGCTGATGTATTAAAAAAGATTGATGATCATTTATCTAATGCGATGGTGACAAGTAATGTGAGGTTATAAGATGTAGATGATTAAAGATAAAGAATACGGTCTGGTATCTGGTTGGGAAGAACTGAAGATACTAAGGAGATTAGATAAGAGTATGAGAGTACATAGATGTGCAGAGATAGGATGCAGGGAACTAATCAAGTTGGGCTGGGACTATTGCGAACCACATTATAAGAAACGTGTTGGCAACTATGTGAAGATAAGCAATGCTAATCGTGAACAGTATGCTAAGACTTTGAGAGGTCAAGCTAAGACAGCTGAACGAGCTAAGGACTATGACGCCACAAGGCGACAGGAGCTTCACAGTGGATTTTATAATAGCAAGCAATGGTATAAGGTTAGTGACTACGTAAAACAGCGTGACGGCTATTCTGATGCGATTAACGGCATGCTATGGAGTAAAGGGGACTTAATTGTTGACCATATTGTGCCTAGACGGCTATTACCAGCTGAAAAACAGTTAGATACTGATAATTTGTGGCTATTAACAAGGGAACAACATAATCACAAGACATCAGTTGAAAATAAATTGAATGAAAATGTATTAAAGCATGCAAAGCGTGAGTGGTGGATAAAAGTTTTGTCGAAGTGAAAAAATATTTTACAAAATTTTAAAAATACCCCCGCCCCTGAGTGAGTAGAGATAACCGAATATCAAGAGTTCCCACCTCTTACACACGCTGCAGTTATAATTATTTTTCAAATATCGAAAGGAGGTGATTACATGACACGAAAAGCAAAAATCACTAATGATGAGGACGAACGCAAGGATCAACGTGAACGAACTGACAAGTTGAAGCAAACCTTACAAGGAAAGGCTAAATTACCAGTTGAAGCACCTAAGCATTTGACTGGATATGCCAAAGACTTGTGGGAAGTCATCGTTCCTGAATTAAATGAAACAGGTTATGTCATCAATGTGGATAGTTCAGAAGTTGAGACATTGGCTATGAATTATCAAATGTTGCGACAAGCGTATGAATCAGTTAAGTCGATTGGTATTACGTATGAAGCTGGCGATAAGATTTTTAAGAACCCAGCAGTTAGCATTATCGATTCAGCAACTAAGGTTATTAAGTCAATTGGTAGCGATTTAGGTTTGAGTCCACAATCACGTGCCACTCTAATCGATATGGCAAGCAGTGAAGATGATTCAGAAAATGACTTAGCAGATTATTTCAAGGGGTAAGCAATGGATAGATATACAGATTTATTTCAACGCTATCCTAATGACCCTGCGTTACGGTATGCGGTCGATGTTGTGACTGATAAGGTAATTGCAGGGGTCAAGATGAAACAGGCGTGTGAGCGTCATATAAGCGATTTAAGACGTATCGGCAACGATCCAGAATTTCCGTATATATACGATGAAAAAGAAGCAGAAAAGATTATTAAATTCGCAATGTTGCTTAAAGATGTTTCATCAGGTGAACCATTTGTGCCTAGTCCATATCAGCAATTTATTTTTGCTTTGATACAAGGTTGGCGTAATCCGAAAACAAACGGTATGCGGTTTAAGAATATTTTTATTAGTATGGCCCGTACAAACGGAAAGACACAATTGCTATCAGCTTATGCGTTGTACAATTTTTTGTTTGGCTTTCCTAAAATTAACAGGCGTTTGGCGGTTACATCAATCGATATTGCCCACACTTCGAATTTGTATAAATACATGACGTTTAATTGGTCGCAATTAGAGCAAAAGGTATTCAAAAAGTTGGCCCGAGAATGGGGAGTTGAATTTAACCGTAATGAAATGCGTATTGATACGCAGTCAACTTCTATGAAGCGTTTATCAGCGCAGGGTAGTCCATCAGATTCAGACCACTACACCACAGGTATTGTTGATGAGTACCACTTATTTGGTGAGGGGCAACGTGATTTCATCAATTCAATGACATCAGGAATGGTTAATAACCCACTGGCGCAGATGTTTTACATTTCAACAGCTGGTTTAGATCCAAACGCACCAATGTTTGAAGATTATCGCAGATACAGTAAATATTTGGAAAAAGGTAATTGGAATGAAATTGATAAAGACTTGGTTTTAATTTGGGAACAAGATGATGCTGATGAAGCTTACTTGCCTGAAACGTGGCAAAAGTCTAACCCGCTAATGGAACTGCCAGCTATGCATGACAATCTAGTTGAAGGAATGATTACTGAACGTGATTCTAAAGCGTCACAGGGCAAGTTAGCAGACTTCATTGTTAAGAATATGAACTTGTGGCAAAACGCTAAGGATAACGCATTTTTGCCGATTGATTTGATTCAAAATAGCGTGATTGATGACTTCAAAATGTTTGGTCGTGATGTATTTATCGGGTTTGACTATTCGCAAACAAATGACGACACCGCATTGGCTTTTGTCTTCCCTTACATTGGGAGTGATGGTAAGCAGAAGTTCCATTTGTACCAGCATTCATGGATCCCGTTATCAAAAGCAGGCTCGATTGAGGCAAAGGAACAACGAGATAATATTAACTATCGTGATGTTGAAGCAAAAGGTTTCGCCACAGTTACACGTGACCGTTTTGGGTTGATTGATGAAGACGAAGTATTTAATTGGATGCTTAATTTTATTGAAACAAATGAGTTAAATGTTAAAGCAATTTTGTATGACCAATGGGGAACAGGTCGAGTGATTAGGCGCTTAGATGAAATTAAAGAAGAGTATCTAATTATTCCTGTACGACAAGGTATTAAGTCGTTAAATGAGCCCACTAAGTTTTTGCAAAATTCATTTATTAAACACAACATCACAATGTTAGATGATGTAGCCATGCAACAAGCGTTAGTTAATTCAGTAATTGTTTCAGATAACAATGGCATCAAGATTGATAAGAACGTTAACTCTCAAAAAATTGATATTGTCGATGCAATTATTGATGCGTTATTTGAAGGTCAGTTCTACTTCACTGATTTTACTAATGTTGAAGAAAAGGCAACAAAGTCACCGTTTGGCAATATGTCAGATGATGAAATTAATAATTACTTTGTTAATGATTTTAGTTTTTAAAGAAAGGAGAGCTATGAAATATCTACCAATTATTTTTATATTGATCGCAATCACGCTTATCTCGGTAGGCGTTTTCTTTTTGTCGTTGCCACTTGGCTTTATCGTAACAGGCATTATGGTTGCACTATTGGCTTATATGATTGCTCCTAAGGGTGTTTAGTTATGAGCTTATTAAATCCATTTGAAAGGCGTGATAGTAGATCTATGGGGTCGACAGCGTCCTTCATCGTGCAAGGGCAACATTTAGTACCTAATAACTTAATTTCAGCAATGGAAGCGTTGAAAAACAGCGACTTGTATTCAGTTACGAGTTTGATTTCGAGTGATATTGCAGGTGCTGATTTCATTGGAACAAACGAAAACGTGACATTGCTTAATAAACCAAACACATTGTCTAATAAGGTAAATTTTTGGCAAACAGTCGTGTTGAATTTATTGTTGAGCGGTAATGCGTTTATCTATTTGGAAAAGAACCCAGAGGGTATTATCACGAATATGAGACCAATTCCATCAAGTATGGTTACCGTTGATTTAACTGATGATGTATTAAGTTATGACATTATGGCGTATGACACGTTCTTAGGCGGTACAGCTAGTGCTGATGAAATGATTCACGCACGTATTATGGCGTACGGAGAAAGCCCACTAGACGCTTTGGTGGGACATTCACCACTAGAAGCATTAGGTAATGAGGTGGCACAACAAAAAGAAGCCACACGTTTAACGCTATCAACAATTAAGAATGCGATTAATCCAACTAGTGTCATTCAAATACCTGAAGGTACTTTGAGTAAAGAAGCTAAAAATACGATTAGAACAGAGTTTGAACAAGCAAACACCGGCAAAAATTCAGGTCGAGTTATGGTATTAGATCAATCAGCAGATTTTAAAACAATTTCTATCAATGCTGATGTGGCTAAGTATTTGACACAATTAGATTGGGGACGTAACCAAATCACTAAAACTTTTGGTGTTCCTGATTCTTATTTGAACGGTCAAGGAGATCAGCAATCATCATTAGACCAAATTAGTTCGTTGTATGTGGGTGGGTTAAATCGGTATATTGAACCACTACTATCTGAACTTAATTTTAAATTAGGTGATGGTATTCGCTTGGATATGTCACAAATCATGGACTATTCAAAAACTACATTTAAGAAAGATATTTCTGATTGGGTCAAGAATGGCGTATTAACACCAGATGAAGCAAAGCAATTACTTATTAGAAAGGAGGTGATTTAGTGAGTGAAAAACCATTAGAGCGGTATTTTGTTGATACCAACGATTTAGAAACACGTAAAGCTAAGAGTTCTGATTTTATTGGGCAAATTGCAGGATATGCGATTAAGTTTGATAAACCAAGTGTTGCAGAAGCACCGTTTACTGAATATGTTGCTCAAACAGCGCTGAATGGCGTGGATATGAGTAAAGTATTAGCACTATATGACCATGACTATGCCAATATTTTAGGTCGTGTGGATGCGGGTACATTGGCATTAGATGTTGATAAAATCGGACTGCATTTCGTGCTAGATTTACCAGACACGTCACTAGGAAGAGATGTCTATGCGAACGTTAAGGCGGGTAATTTAAAGGGTATGAGCTTTGGTTTCACAGTCGCTAAGGGAGGTGATGTTTGGAAAAGAGATGGTAAGCCAGTCAGAGTAATTAACAAAATAGATTCTCTAAGAGAAATTAGTGTTGTAAGCGTACCAGCCTATGATGATACAAGCGTTTTAGTGACTAGATCACTAGACGCTTTTTTATTAGGCGAAAAAGAACAAATTTATAGAGCGAAAATAAAGGAGCTTTTGCGATGAGCAAACTAGAAAAATTAACTAAGGAAGTTGCTGAAAAGCAAGCAGAATTAAAAAACCTAACCGCTGAAACACGTTCAGCAGCTGAAGATGAAACAAAGTCGGTTGATGACGTTAAGGCAGGTATGGATCATATTGATGCAATCAAAGCAGATATTGAAAAGTTGCAAGCAGATATTTCAGTATTGCAAGGAGCAGAATCATTGCCAACCGAAGAACGTGATGAAGATGAAATTGTCGTTGATGATTCTGGTGATGAACCGGTTGAAGAAAATGCAGTTGAAGTTGAATCAAAAAAACCAGAAATCGAAAAAGAAGATGAAGAAGAAAAACGAGGAGTTGAAGATATGAAGAAGCAAGTAGTAGCTACTGGAGCAGAAAACGAAACAGCAGCATTTGAAGAGTTTTTGAAGACTGGTGAAGTTCGTGACGTATCAGGACTTGCATTACAAGATGGAGCAGTGATTATTCCTGAAACGATTCTCGCACCAGAACATGAACAACACCAATACCCACGCTTGGGTAACTTAGTTCGTAAGGTTGCTGTATCAACAACGACTGGTAAGTTGCCAGTATTTATGACTTCAACAGATACGTTGAAAGCACATACTGAATACGCACCAACGGACAAGGGTGCTACACCTGAAATCAAGCCTATTCTTTGGGACTTGAACACATATACTGGTGCATACGCATTCTCACAAGAGTTGATTTCAGACTCATCATACAACTGGGAAGCTGAATTGCGTTCACGTTTGGTTGAATTACGTGATAACACAGATGACTCACTAATTATGTCAGCATTAACAAATGGTGTTACAGCAGTTGCTTCATCGGATCCAGTATCAGCATTAAAGACTGCTTTGAACGTAACTTTGAAGCCACAAGATTCTCAATCTGCTTCAATTATTTTGTCACAATCAGCTTACGACATCATCGATCAAATTGTTGACGGTGAAGGACGTCCACTATTGCAACCTGCTGTTGCAAATGCTACTGGATATTCAATCTTAGGTAAGACAGTGGTTATCGTTGATGATAACCTATTCCCTAAGAACGTAAACGCTATTGTTGCGCCATTGAATAAGGCAGTCATTAACTTCAAGTTGGCTGAAATTACTGGTCAATTCCAAGATACTTACGACATTTGGTACAAGCAACTAGGTATTTTCTTGCGTGAAGATGTGGTGCAAGCTCGTAAAGATTTAATTGTTAACTTGAACTTGTCAAAGCCAGCCGTTACACCAACGTCAGCTGGATAAGAAGGTGATTTAAATGGAACTAGTGAAAGCAAATGAATTACTAGACGAGTTGCATATTGATGGATCGCCTGAAGAAATTGCAACTATGGGTAGTCTAATAAGTGACGCTAGTGCATTAATTCGTGGTTCAATCGCCGATGATGCAACTGAAGAAGAGTTGTTGGCAGTGTCGGGAAATGTATTTAATCGTTTGGTTTCGTCACTAGCTTCTAAAATGTATTATGAACGTGATTTATCAAGCGGTTATGGCGCAGGTATTCAAATTATGCTGAACCAATTGCGCGCAAGATATTTAGGAGGCAAGTAATGACAACATTTAAACCTTCTGATTTTAATAAAAAGGTCACTTTTGGCGAAGTTAAAAGTGTTAAGAACCCGAACACTGGGTCGACACAACAAAAATTTGTGCCAACATTAAATCTTTGGTATGCAGCTAAAACTCGTACACTAAGCCAGCAGTATCAGTTGCAAGGCACTTCATTAGAGAATACAAATGTCATCATCGTTCGACATCATGCAGCATTAGAGGGCTTTAAAGTGGCTCAAATAAATGAAGCGATGTTTGATATTGTTCAAATTTCGCCTGATGAAAGCAACAACTATATTACGTATGACTTCGTGACTTTGAAACGGAGGACGTAATATGGCAGAGCAAACATTGGAACAAATATTGAATCAAATAGTAGATGACGCAGAAGCAATCACAACTAAGATGTCCGTTGAAGATAAAGCAAAAATCACGAAAGCAGGTGCAAATGTATTTGCTAAGGAACTTGAACAAGTCGTGAAAGATAAGCATTATCGGCATCGTAAAACTGGTGATGATCCACATTTAGCTGATTCAATAATTGTGCAAAACAAAAACATTGATGGCATTAAAAACGGATCATCAGTCGTAGGTTGGAATTACTCAAAATCTCGTGTTGGTCATTTAATTGAGAATGGTACGAAGTTCCCGATGTATACCAAAGCCGGACATAAATATAAGCATGGTGGACAAGTAGCTGTGCATGCTGACCACTTTTTGCGTGATTTACGCAGCGATCAAACTATTCAAGAAAAAATGTTGAAAGCAGAAGCAGCAGCTTACAAGAAAATTATTGATAAGAGGTACAAGTGATGCGTCCAGTAGATGAAGTAGCTAAAATCATCACTGAAACGTTTGTTGATTGGCAAGTGTACAGCGATGCGATACCAGAAGAAGTAATCGATGACCGACACGTTACGCAGGTACTGTTAAAAGAAGCAGAATCGGACGTATCAGGATATGGCGGTAACACATTTAATATGATGAATTTGGGCGTTGATATTCAAATATTTTACAGCCTAGATTATGACAAAAATATGCTATTGTCAGAAGTCATTTTGATGAAACAACTTGAAGATAACCGTTGGCGTGTCGTTGATAGTCAAGCACATTATTTGGACATGTCACAAACCGACAATCAGCAAACAATCAAAAATATAACAGTAAATAAAACAGTATTAGTTGACGAGATTGGATAACCAGTCTCGTTTTTATTTTGAAAGGAAAATATAAATTATGGCAAACGTAGGATTAAAGCACACTTATTTAGCAGTATTGGACAAGGACGGCAAGATTTTAAAGGGTGAAACTGGTCTATCAGCAGATGGACTTTATACATCAAATGCTAAGGACTTGGGTACGGCATCAGCTAACATTTCTAACATCGCAACAGCAGGTACAGCTGTTTACGGAGACAACGGACAAGTTGATACGACTAAGTCAAAGTCATTCCCATCAGTTGCTGGTGTATGGAACAACTTACCTTGGGACATTAAGACAAAGATTTTAGGTCGTGAATCAGACGGCAAGGGTGGTTATGTACAATCAATGGATTTGCCACGTGTTGCTTTGATTGTTGAATCAGAGACATTAGATCGTCAAAACTCATTCTTCTATGCGTTCTCAAATGGTCAAATGATTGAATCAGCTTTGAACTTGCAAACTGACCAAAACACTGAACAACGTGTTACTGATGCTTTGACTTATCAATCATTTGGTGATGACCGTTGGGACGGACAAGGTATCAAGATTTTCTATTCAGGTGATGATGCCTTTAAGAAGGAAGACATGTTGAAGGAAGTTATGGGTGGATATGTAGCTACTACCGCTCCTGAAGCTGGTTAATAAAAAAATATAACTTGACAGCGCAAGGATAAAAGCTCAAATGGGGTGAAAAGCCCAATAAATCAAGGGGATAAACTATGAATATTAAAATTGCACAATTACAAGCGAAGCCTTTTACAGTAAAAGGCTCATTAAAAAATTTGAAGAAGACCTATACTGTGTTGCTAGATATGGCAAAACTTGAAGAGGCTTCAGAACAACAGTCAGGTGTTGAGGGACTGGAAGCTATCTTAAAGTTTGAAAATAAATTAACTGAATATTTGACTGATATTTTGAAGCTATCAGTGAAGCAACAAAATTCAATCGAAGAACTAGAACAAAACGAAGTCGTTGAAGTTGTTCAATATGTGGCAATGCGACTAATGGGCATGTCAGATGAAGATATTACAGAATCAATTACTAACAGTGCTGACGATGCGGGTTTAGCAATCCCAGAAGCAGAATAATTGAATATGATAATCGGTTGATTGACATGCGCTTGTTTGAAAAAGATGCGATGCAACAAATGCATTGGACGCTTGATGATGTTGACGAACAAGATTATCAAGAATTAATGAGCGTGTTAAATGCTGATGAAAATGAAAAGTCAGTTGATCCAGCTGAATTTGCTAAACAATTTATGTAGGAAGGAGGTATTAAATGGCAAAAGAAAAAGTTTCCGAGTTACAAGCAACAGAGCTAACTGTTGGGACACAGCACGCGGTTGAATCGATTAACAAATTGAAGTCAGCTGTTAAAGATAGTACGAACGAGTGGAAAGTTATGGAGTCCCAGATGAAACAGTCTGGAGACGCTGTCGGCGCTTCTGAAGCTAAGTACAAAGGACTTACGCAATCAGTTTCTAATCAAGAAAACGTGCTTCAGAAGTTACGAAAAGAGCAATCAGAAGTAAATCGCAGTACGGAAGCTGGTGAACAAACTTATCAGAAGTACGCTACGCAAATAACGACTGCTGAACGTCAATTGGCATCAATGACGAGGCAACAAGAGCAAGCCAAGCGTGCCTATGAAATGCAAGAATCAGGAATTGCTGGGCTTAACAAAGAAATACAGAACTCTATTAAAGAGACTGATGCTTACGTTGACCGCTTAAAAGCAGAAGGTAAAGAAGAAGAGGCGCTTAAAGCTCAAAAAGAGGGGCTTTCACGTACGTTAGACAAGCAATCTAAGTTGTATGAAGCGCAATCAAAAGAGCTTGAAAAACTTTCTAATTCAGGAGAAGCAAGTGCTGATTCAATTAGCAAACAAAAAATAGCGCTGGATAAAACAGCGACTTCAATTGCTAAAAACAAAAACTCGTTGAGTGAACTGGACGGCGAACAAGGCAAGTTGGGTAAAAACAACGGTGCTGAAGAAGCAGGCTCAAAAATGGAACGCTTTACAGGCAAAATCAGCAAGTCTAAGGCTGGTTTGATAGCAATGGGTGCAAGTGCTGGAGCAGTATTAGCTGGCGTTGCCAAGGGTGTTAAATCCATTTATGATGCACAATCTCGTGTAAATGAGATGCAAGCTACAACCACATTGGGATACAAGCGCTCAAAAGAAAGTATATTGGCAATTAATAAACTTTACACTGCTGGATATGGTGAAAGTATTGATGAATTGCAAGAAGTTTATACGAAAATTGAACAATCACATCCTGAATTTTTCACAAAAGAGCTTGCCGAAAATACAAAATTAGTATCAACCTATGCAAAAATGTCAGGTGCTGATGTCCAAGAAGTATTAAATGGTGCTGATAAAGCAACACGTAATTGGAATATTTCTTATCAAGAATATTTTGATAACATGACAGTTTTACAAAAGATGGGTGATGACCAATCTGGTGACATTTCTGACAATATGGCTGAATACTCACAAGTATTGGGTCAGATGGGTATATCAATTAGTGATTCAATGGCACTAATTGATAACGGTGTTAAATCAGGTGCTTATAATGGTGATAAGTTATTGGACTTCACAAAGGAGTTCCAAATTAGCTTAAATGATGGTCGAATGGATGAAGCCATAACCTCATTTTCAAAGAAGTCTCAAGATATGTTCAAGGGATATAAGGACGGCAAAGTAACCGCAGGTGATATGTTTAAACAAATCACTAGTGAAATGGGTGAAATGACCGACAAACAGAAGGAAGCAACTATTGCTTCTAATTTGTGGTCAGCGCTTGGAGAAGATAATTCATTAAAGGTTATTGGTTCTTTAGGAAAGACAAATTGGGCTTTTAAAGATGTTAAAGGCGCTGCTAAGGAAACAGCCGATCAACTTAAAGAGTCCAACCCTTTAGAATTACTTAAACGTTCAGCAGAAGCCTCTACACAATCATTAGCAATGAGTGCTGGTCAAACAGAAAAGTTTAAGGATGCTTTAAAACCCATGCAAAAAGCGATAAATAGCTTGTTAAAATCAGCTATTAAAGCTATGCCTGGAATCATGAAAGCCCTCACTCCAGTTATTGATTTGATCGCAAATCACGGCAAAATGATCGTTGGGATTCTCTCTTCAATCCTAGCTATTAAATTTGGGTCTAAGGTAATAAATTCAGTGAAGGGGATTTATACCACGTTAAAGCCATTGATGTTGCTTATGAAAGCCAATCCGTGGACCATTTGGATAACGGCAATTACAACTGTTATTGCTGGACTGGTTGCGTTGTATAAGCACAACAAAACTTTTAGAGATTTTGTCAATGGTTTAGCAAAAGCAGTTGCCGACTTTGCAAAAGATTTTGCC